GCTCTACCACCTATAGACCATATTGATCTATCAACAATTTTCTGTTTACAAGCCTCTCTAAAAACTCTAGCAGCTATTGGTTTAATAATTTTATCAGCACCATAATGAGTAGCCCCTGCGTGTTGAGACGCAAGTAGTCCTGAGAAAGAACTTGGCTTAGTACCAACTGCTAGGACATAATCCTCATTTATGTCAATATCGATTTTAGGTAGTTTTATTTTATGAAGTCTCTTCTGAGCGGACCTCCAATACGAATCGATATCAATCTCCGGAGTAGGATCACACAGTTCCTGGAAGTTCCCAACCTGCGTAGCCCAGGCACCAGCTGCAGTTATTCTGTAATCTGTAAAGAAACAGCCTCTATCCGTGAACCATTTGAAGCTCGGATCATTCCAGTATGGATCCATCTGACGAAACTTCTGCTTCCTAGCGCCTATTGGCATTCCAACGTTCCCAATGTATTTGCACGTCTTTGATGTTCTTATAGGGAGAGCCTCTCTAACATCGTCTGGTAGCGAACATCCTTTCTCAATTTTTGTGGTAGGCCACTTTACAGCTGTGCTTTTATCTACATAAAACGGGTATACATCAGAAGTTACAAATAGTGGTTTATATACTAGTCTAGGACCTCTAAGAATACCACCAACCTTAGCTAAAACACTTCTATCATAAATCTTTTTAATACCTGGGACTAAAGTAGGGGTGAGAAGTCCCACCAATTCCTCAAGTTTCCTTACTCCACTATTATTAGGACTCTCAGACCTATAGGCACCCAAAATAGGCTTACCCCGCGTATACGTTTCATCTCTTCTACGCTTCCAGTTAGATATAAAGGAATTGACTTTGTCCTTAAAATCATCATCGAACTCAACACACTCAACCTCTTCACCTACAGCCCAAAAAGATCAGTAAAATATGCAGGCAATCCCTGTCTAGCGTCGGCAAGGACTTGCTTCTGAAGTTCTGCAACCATTTTCTTTGCTTCAGCTTTCCTAACTTTCTCATCAATAAAACCCTGTAATAGGAGCTGTTGTTTCACAGTTAGATTCTCCTCACTTACCATCATTACAGCAAGAAACTTGTTGTTAGACGTTACAAAGTCATAAAGTTTTGCAATTGTCTCTTTCCTTTCTTTTTCGTGGCGTTCAGACATCATAGTTTGCTCTTTCGAGACTAATTTCTTCAGTTCAGTAAACCTTTCTTGGTCTTTTTTGAACTTTTCAATCTCAGCTTTTGTTAGGTCTAAATGGGAAAACTGCTCATATGTGCTCATAAAGAAAGAATACTCTCTTCGATAAAAAGTATTCCATGCTTTTCCCTCTTTTGAAGAACTAACAGTTTTCCCGGCGTGCTCAGGGCTCGTAAATTTAATGCTTACACCAAATTCAGTGTTAAAGCAATTATTGTAGAAAGTTGCTATTATATCATTTGCCTCTTTAATCTGGTCCTCATTTCCCGAAGAAAATTTTTGAAAAATATTAGTATCAGCTAATACCTTAAAATCAATTCCTTTAAAAGTCCGCATGTAAGTAGAGGGTATAGCGGGTTTGCTATCCGTAGAAAAATTTTTAATACTTTTATTTTTGGAGCGAATATAAGAACATAGTACAAGAGAAGAAGAAGATAGTTGCAATGACATATTTCCGTTGTTTTTAAACCTTCGCTTCTTTCAACGTACGCTGGTTGGTCCAACTACAATATACTCCAGATACCCTTTTATTAGAAAAGAAAAGAACGTCAACAGTTTGAGTCGAGAAGGGTAAG